CCTAAGCATGGACCTGGCGCAGTTTCTGACCTGAAAGGGGGAGATTATAAGTATAATATCCCCTCCTGGTCAGAACAGCTCGAAGGCTCTTTTCCACAGGCTGATTTCGCTTTCGCGAATTACAGTCTATGGGTTGAGTCGGGCGGTCTTAAGACGACCGTTCCCACATCCAGACTGATATGTGTACCGAAGACCCAAAAAGGTCCAAGGCTCATAGCAGCTGAACCTACTGCACACCAATGGTGTCAGCAGATTCTCTGGAAGTACTTCGATAAGAGAGTACAACACACTTGGTTGAGTAATTCGATCGCTTTCCGCGATCAAACCAAAAACCAAGATGCTGCACTCGAAGCCTCTAAGAAACAGAGTCATTGGACTGTGGATTTATCCGCAGCCTCTGACCGAGTCTCTTGTAGGTTCGTAGAGAGGTTATTCAGGAAGAATCCTGATCTCCTCGCTGCTCTTGTAGCTGCCCGAACTCCGTATCTACGTCAACAGATATCGGATAACCATCCAAGTATACTTTCTCTAAAGAAATATACAACGATGGGCTCGGCCTGCACCTTCCCTGTTGAATCTATAGGCTTCCTTACTGTTGCATTGGCGGCTATGTGTTTTGCACATAGAGCCCCTGTAACAACTAGGAATCTAACTAGATTCTCCAAGGAGGTCTGCGTTTTCGGGGATGATATTATCATCCCTAATTACGCAGGAAGGACACTGGAGCTACTCTTGTCTTACCTCGATTTCGAGGTAAACCAGGCCAAGACGCACCGAAACGGAAAATTTCGGGAGTCGTGTGGCATGGAGGCATATGACGGGGTTGATGTAACACCCGCATATATCCTACAAGCTCCAGCGCCGTCTAAGCCAGAATCTATTCTGTCTGTAATAGCCTCGTCAAACAACTTTTATAGAAAAGGTTGGTGGCGAGTTGCTAGCTATTTACAGAGTATAGTGGAACGAAGGAAAAATAATATTTCAATCGTCTCACACGATTCTGGTGCCTTCGGTTTTGTAACTTTTGGATCAACTCCCTACCCTTCCGGGAAAAGGAGATGGAACGAGAGTTTACAAGTTTGGGAGGTGTTAGTTACTCAAGTAAGGGTAACGGTACCTCAAATCAAACAAGAAGGCAACGCCGTTCTTCTTCAGTATTTCGCTGAAGAGCCTGACCAGGATTTACCCTGGAGTTCAGGAACGAACGGTAGGCCACGTATAAAATTGAGACGTGGCTGGGTAGACATTAAGAGTATCGGTTTATCCGGTACATAGGAGCTAGCCTAGTTAGGTTAGCGCCTAATTTCTTAATGGTAAGTTTAATTAACATTAAACTATTAGAAAGCGCCTAGCAGTGCG